CATCATCATCAGTACGCCCACTACCGGCAGCATCATCATCATCAGTACGCCCACCCCCTGCAGCAGCAGTAACACAACGCATAAGCACACGAAATAATAAGGGTATAAATAAACAATTAGATAATTTAAATAAATTAGAAAAGAAAATTCAACAAGTTTTAAAAAAAGAACTAGCTGTTAAAGTGTTTAAAAAAACTATGCCCGAAATTGATGAAATAACAAAGGTTAGAGAAACTAAATTATCAAACTTAAAACGTGGCATACAAGATGATACATTAATTGAATTACAACAACAAATGGTGTCATCAAAAAGTGATGACGGTAGTGTGGTATCTTTCAGGAAAGATGCAAGAAAAAAATACCAATCAATGCCCGAAATTTTAAGTGAAAATGGTATAGAATATGAGATGAAAGACATTGAAACTGTTGAAAGAAATAATAAATTAAATATGTTGTTAAATAATATTGTTAATTTTAAAGTAGACTCAATATCGGATGACACTACAAAGGCTGCAGTTCAAAGTAAAATAAATGATATATTATATACAAATGTTTCAATAAATGAAGAAGGAGTAAAAGAAGAAGATAAAGGAGAATTAAAAGCACAACTAATAGAAAAGATTGAGAAGTGGGTATGGCACAAAGAAGTCAGAGGTGAAATTCGCGGCATAGTAACAAATCATATTGGAGAAGATTCCCAGTTTTGTCGCATATGGGGAAATCAACTTAAAAGCCATATTAGAGGCATTAAAGAAGACCAGTCCGATTTTACATGTTATCAATGTGTAGAAGGTTTCAATTGTGCTGGTAGCGGACAGGTAGAAATGGAACATAAATTACCGGTTACAATATTTAGTCAGTATGTACCATTTGTCGATAATTTTAAAATTGAAATGGAATACTATAAAAGATATAGAGATAGAAAGGGTGCTGCAGCACGTAAACTTGAACCCAAAGATAAATGCGATTTATTAGATCCTATGGATGATGAAACATATTTATTCTATATGTATAGATATATCAATTGTGTTTTTGTTACAAATGACAAGAGTGTTAAATGGTTTAAACATGTAGATTATTTAATTAATAAATGGATACGTGAATTTCAAATATATATGTTTATGGATATTGTACAAAATATGAAAAAAGGTAAAGCTAGAACAGAGTACAAACGAAAATTATTATCTTGGACAATTGAGGATATAACCGATTTATCAAAAGTAACAGACCAGGATGATTTAAGTACTATATTTACTGCAAATAGTGGTTTGCAAATTAAACATCAAGTTTTTAAACGTGTATTAAAATGTAGTTTGTTTGAATATGGGTATTCGCATCATTTTTGTAATCAAGTAAAAACATCCTGTAATTTTGTTTATCCAGGTGTTAGAGATGGTTATTTACAAATGTGTTACGATTGTAACGTTAATGGTACCATTAAGTTACCATCAGTGATACCAACATATCCCGTACCCAGACAAATTCCAGGTAATAATCCATCGGGTGCATCAGATAGTGAGGATTTATTTAATCCAGACTGGACACGTGATACAACCTACCAACTTGCAACGTCAGATTTTAAGAATGGACGAAAACTTGAAAATATGGTAGGATCATGTGGAAATGGTGTTACTTTTATACCTGCTGCAATAGAGGCTGAAAAACAATATATACTAAAGGCTTATACTGGAAAAATAGATCAAGATAAATATAATAAGTTAAGTCAGCATTTACGAAATGTATTTCAATATATGCAGCATACAATAAAAGAACTCATTACAGCGAAAATTATGATTAATAGTCGAAACACCTCAGATAATGCTACGCAAGGATCAGCTAAATCTGGTGTAGGAAAAATACAAAAATATGTGGTAGCCATAACACCCGAAATGATATATTATTATAATGTTGCAAAAATAGCAATTAATACAGAAGCAAATTTCCAAGAAAAGATATTAAAATTTTTGAATGGACCAGGTTTGATAAAACATTTAAAATCACAATATAAAGCAATACAAAAAAGCGAAAAAGCAACAGAAAAAGCAACAAAAAAAGCAGCAGCAAATAAGGGTGGGAAAAAAAATAAACGTACAAGAAAGAAAAAATAATAATGATAATATAATTAAATAATTAAATAATTATATTATGAATTCTGGTCAATATATAACATATTATCCCAATAATGAGTATACAATATATCAAAATCGTATGTTTTTTGTATAATATCGCTGTACTTTTCTAATAAAAATGGCTTTGTAATTTGTTCCCATGAATCAATAATAATAACGGGTAGTCTCTCGAATAAATGATCTTGGGTTGTAGAAATCATGATAGGTATTGTACCCATCATAAGTGCCTCCCATGCTCTATGTGTATCAATACCTCTGCCAGGAGGAGAGACACAAAATTTATATGTTTTTAGTTCCTTCATATAATTTTCAAAACTAGTTCCACGGCTAAAGTCAAATTTATGTTTCAATATGTTTGTCAAAGTATGTCTCATACCTTTATGTGGAGAATATAATGGATTAGATGTAGTCTGAGCATAATTTATATATAATAAATTTGGCTTAGAATTGGTATCATATAAATTTTCCTCGGGTTTTAAACATAAATTTCCATAAATTCGAAGGTGTTCGTCCTTTGGTTCTCCAAAGAAACGTGTATTTTTCCATTGCCATTTTGGCCCCAGTGGAAATCCCATAAGTTTATCATGAACGATAGCCGGATTTTTAGTATACCATCTAATTAATTCCGGTTTATTCAATAAGTTATCGACCTTTTCTTTATAGTCGTTATCGTTACACGGGAAATTAATATATGGAACACAGTGATCATCGTTTGATGCAGTTATTAAAATGAAATCCTTAGAAAATTGTAACAACTGATCAACAAAATGGGGTATAAAATCCGTTTTAATAAATATAATAGGTGTTTTGAATTGTATAAACACTTCACTAAATTCTTTCTCGTAATTATAATTCGCCTTGCGATTTACGTATAAATTATCGATAAATAGATTAGCTTTTTTAGCCCAATAATCAACACTAATAAATGGTTGAGACGACATAAATTAATAACGGAATAAAAAACAAAATATAAAACGTATTATAAATGAAGAAGTTTATCAATTTCGGATTGATCTTCTAAAATATACGACATCATAATTTCCTTTTCCTTGTCTGTATTATGCCACCGATCAAAATATTTTGTAGAAAAGTCGATAACTTTAACTTCTGCTGTGTTAGAATTTGGTTTAAACCAATGCATAGCACAAGCACTTTTAGGAATAAGAACGGTTTTAATAGTATTTGATAAGAGAAATGGTAATATACAAAAAGTTCCAAATGAGAATATAAGATTACGGCATCTAGATAATGTCATAATATCATCAATTAAGTTCGAGCTTTTAAACGTTATATTTTTCAATTTTTTTTTATGCACATATTTTTTCAAATAAGGCATAACTGGATTTGAGTCATCCTCGGAAACGATGCAAATTTTGGAAGTTATATTTAATTTAATAATTTTTAAATAATAGTCAAGTGGTGGCTGTACGTACATACCATGAACTAAGTTATTAAAAATGTCACCACCTCTAACATGTATGCATATATCATAATAATCTTGTTCATCATTTTTCATATTTAATGAAATATATTTATCAAATATATATTTAATTTCATTAAAGGATAACGTTATAGCACCACATGGGTTAAAACGCCTAGTTAAATCTTCAACATTTGTACATTTACAATATTCGTTTTCATTTTTCTCTAAATTTGTATTCGTTTTCAATTTAAAAAAAGGATGGTGGGGTATTTCGATGGCATGCCCTTTTTTGGTAATATATGCATAGTGAATTAAATTAACCAACGCAACTAAATGATTACCGGTTCTATTATGCCATGCATGAAATTTATATTTACACATTTGTTATATAATTAAGATTAATTATTTTTGAAAAATAAACTTATTAATGTGCTGATTTCCATTTTCCTGTTTCTGTACCTTGTGTTGATATAGTAGGTTCACCCCAATACACTTTAAAATTTAATGCTCTAAACAAGTGGTTCATCCATAAATCAGATGGATAAAATATTTTTTCTCTTTTTTTACGTCTAATTTCTCTTATTTGAGTAATAATTTTTTCTGCCGCTTTTTTACTAATTAAATAACAATCGCTGCATCTACTTGCTCCTGCACATACTGGCCATCCATTTTTTTCTCTGTCGATGATACCGTTTCCTTTATGGCTCTTTAAAAATACATTCCCCCCTTGTTCTTGTACTAATTTTTCAGGAACATGTAAATTTCGTCCATAACCGTCTCCGAAAAATAATATATCCCAATCATCAGGTAATTGCTTATAGTATTCATAATATTTGTCTTTAAAATCATCATTTAATATGACATCGTCTTCTAAAATTAAACCAAACTCATAATCATTATCTACGATTCTTCTATATACTTCTAAATGTTTTGCGATTAGCGAAGAATTCGATAAAAATAGTGTTCTATTTGTCCATATTTTATCATAATCAAAAATTTCTTTGTCGTAATCTGTCATCTCTTCTTTATCGTATTCAGTTATATACTGGGCTTTTATGTCCTGTTTCTTTAGTTGCTCATCCATATATTGTTTTCTCTCAGTTAGCGGTTTGTAGTGTAATACAAATATATTCATTATTTTAATGTCTTATTTATTTTATAATAAAATAACGTAAAATATGTGTAATTGTAAAAGTAATAATATTAATTCATAGAAATAAAATCATGTTCAATTGGTATAGTTTTGTTTCTAATATTCCATAAATCCTTTACATGTGGTCCATGTTTTGTTTTATTACACCCCTTATGTCCAAAATATTTGGGTGTATAAACTGTTTTATTATCAAGATCTTGTAAAATATATATAGCCCACCAGTTAAAGGTAGAATTCGAAATAGCAATATTTTTGAATTTTTTAACAATATGAAAATCGAATGTATCATTGGGAGCCGATAACATGATAATTTGATCTTTATATTCATGAAAATATTTCATATACTGATCTATCCTGTTATCGTCTGATGGATGTATTCTAAAATATATTTTATTATATTTTTTCATTTTAAGTATATTTAAATAGTAATTTGGATGGATGCCTTCACTACTTGGATTATTTTCACCTTTATACATAATTTCTCCCATTCTAACAAAACATATAATATCATCATCTTTAATTTCATAATCTATTTGTGGCATTAACTGTTTTTGTTCTTCCATGTTTATATATTTAATAACGTTATCATAATTGTCATTTAAATATTTAGCATGTTGAAAGAAGTCACTTGTTTCATAATTGAAACGACCTGTATATCTTAAACTATCAGTATCTTTATCGTAATTACTTGAATTTAGCATCTGCTTAGGCAACGATTGATCCAGTTTTCCCATATTTGAAATTTTTTGAACATTAAAACAAATATATTTAAGAAATTTCTTGTTTACTCCTCCTCGTACATGTAAATCATGTAAATCAGCATAAGTTAACATGGTAACAAATTGAAACAATTTATTACCCAATCCACATGAATTACTATTAACGATACCTCCACCACGAATGCTCATTATAAGTAATATAACATATTAATTAAGAAATAATATCGTATTATAATAAATTATATTATATTTAATTATAATAAATGTCTGACCCGCCAATATTAAGATGTAAACATAATTCCGGATTTTATTCGTGTTGTATGTACAAGCTATGGCAAATAATTCAATATTATAATAAACATAAACAAGTTCCTAAAGAAATAGATGTACGAGAGCAATTTCAATGGTATAAGCCAGGTGAAATAAGTGAAAATATATCATATGATTTTTTCGAAAAGCCCAAAGATGATATAACAATTGAATATAAAGAAGAAATAGATTTTGATCATGAATATCAATGGATAAATTTTAAAAAATTTAATTATTCTATTTTTACTCCATTTATTCGTAAATATTATACCCCAACCCCAAAAGTATATGATATAGTAAAAAAAATGGAGGAAAAATATAAATTAGATTATGAAAATTTAGGTGTATTATTTTACAGAGGAAACGATAAACGAAAAGAAACTCCGATGCATAATCAAATACCTAATTATAAAGAACATGTTAAAAAGGGGAATGAATTAAAAGAGAAATATCCAGGTATGAAATTAATAGTACAATCAGACGAGAGTGAATATATAACCGAAATGTTAAAAAATTTTCCTGATTCAATTGTATTTAATGATGAAATAAGACATATGAAACAGAATAAAAAGGGAACTGTTGATAAAATAGCAGGTAATGGAGGTGATTGGAATAGTGATGTTGGCAAAAGTAATTATGAACATGCATTTAAATTTATGGCAATATTGATAATAATGTCTAAGTGCAAACATCTAGTTTTAAATGTCGGTAATTGTTCATTATGGACTTGTTTTTTTAGAGAAAATGCGGATAATGTTGATTTATATGTAATGAACAAATGGGAATAAATTAAATATCAACAATTATTTTAACATAATTTTCACTTTCAAATTTATCAAGTATAATATATTCGTTTTCATCCAAAATAGTATTATCCTGATTATCATATTCATTTATTTTTGTTAAGGTAGATATTCCACTATTTATAATAAAATTTTGTTTAACTTCTTTGCTTGCCGATAATATATTAGTAACATTTTTATCAATTTCTTTTTTTTTACCTACATAGTTTGTGATAATATTAGATTTATGTGCTAACATTTCTAATTGAGATCTTTCATCTATAATATCTGTAGTTTTATATCCTTGAATAACTGTTCTATAATATAATGCTCTATCTTCAATCCCCCACCCCCAAATATTATTAGGATGCCCGTTGACAGCATTAATAACTTCTTTTTTAAATTTGCATATACCTCCACATGATTTAGCGTGGGGCATCCATAATCTAACAATATCATTGTCATTTTTATATTTTGGTTTATCGTTGCCTTTTAAAAATGTATCAACGTCATGAAAAATAAATGCTTTATTGCACGAGTCATTATATTCTTTAACTGCTATGTTTAATAGTTTCCCTCTATTAAACTCTTTTCCTTCTTTTTGTTCAACAATTAAAATCAACGTATCGTTACCCAATACTTCTAAAAAGCTTTTTATTTTATTTTTGAAAACATCTAAATGGTTTTTTCTATCTCTATATGGAACAACAATTATATTATTATACATAATTTATAATAATATAATAATACTCTATTTATAACTTGAATTTCCCATATACCATTTGCCGTGTTGTATCATTTTATTTCTTTTAGCGTCACCTCCTTTTAACCAGTTAAAATGTAATAAATAATTTTCATAATCTTTTATTTCCTGCTTGCTTAATACTTCATAATAATACCTTCCATTAGAATATTGTTCTTTTGGTAGTCTCTGTGAAATAATTTCACGCTTTTGAATAAGTCCATTGATATAATCTTGATCATTATGGCTATACGCATCTCGGCTTATTAATGTTTCGTTTGAAAAAAGGTTTAACGTATTTTCAGTTTGTCTAATGATATAAAATCCACTACAAATACCATTTATAGGATGTTCATCTTGTACCAATAATTCTATTTTATCATTTTCAACCATTCTTCTATAACAATCAATAATAAAATATGGGTTTTCAAAAACAATATCTCCATCCGTAAATAAAACAAATTTATTATTTTTTAATTCACTATGCATTATAGCTAATTTTTTTGTTGTAAATTCATTCCAATTCTCGTCGTTATATCTAGTTTCCTTTTTAAAATAATCTTCATACAAAAATACGCTATCATGTTTCTCTTTTAATACTGTATAACATTCCTTATCTAAGCAATATATTTTCAAATTAATATTAATATTGAGTTTTTTCAAAGATTCAATACAATTTAACGTCATATTCGTATATCCTGAATTAGTAACAGTAATAAAAGATAAATCATCATATATATTATTTAAACTTGGTAAGACTTTTAAATCCATCGGATATGCGGTTTTTGTTCCGAAATGTTGTGGATATTTATTTACCCAAAAATTACCATTTTTTATTATTTCTTCTTTAATAGCACCTTCATAATATGATAAAAATAATCTTGAGAAATCGTATGTTTTATTTTTCATTTCATTATATTTTTCAAATAAGTAATCTTCTGTTATTTCTGAATAGTCGGTGGTGTAAATGATGGGTAATCCTTCAAATTTTTTCTTAATCTCTTCATTTTCCTCGCATATAGGTAAGCCTTTAAATATTAACGCCTCGTATGTTCTATGTGTGTCAATACCATTTCCTTCTGGTGAGAAAATGAATTTACTTTTAGTAATATCTTCGAAAAATCGATTTCCAGATGAAGTATTGATAAATGAATTGTCATTTAATGTTTGAAGTATAGTTTGTCTTCGAATTGGTTTATTTCCTCCCCCCCAATCTCCTCTTCTTTTTCTATCAGTATTCGTATTAATAGATAATGAATATAATTTGGAATTTACAGATTTAGTATTTTCTCTGATGGTTTTATTTAATTTATCGATATATTCTAATTTACACCATACGCTAACCCCAATTGGAAATGATAACATGCTATCAGAACCATCTACTGGAGAACAATTAATTATAATTTCATTTAATGGTATTTTAAAGTTAATCCATTCTAACAGCGTCATTTTAAGATTATCGGTCTTCATAAACTAATATTGAATAAAAAAATAGCATTAATTACGAATATTATATCTAAATATATAATATGCAGACGAATAAAAATAAAAGGAGTAAAAAAAATGTTACAAGAAAACAAATTAAACATAAGGTAAACAATAGTTTTTATAGTTATATTAACTCCAAATGGTTTAATAAAATAAAAATAAAAGATGATCGTGTATCAATAAATGAATACAATTTATTACAAGATAAAGTAGATAATCAATTGCAGACAATAGTAAGTGAGTTAAGAAAAAATAGTAATATAAACAACCTATATTTATCCTATTCAAAAATGAATGAATCTACCAATATAACTGAATTAGAAATTAAAAAAATAGTATCGTTATTAGACGTATATCGCAAGGACACAAATAATTTATATAAATATTTAGCATATTGTAGTAAATATAGAATAAATCACCCGTTTTATTGGGCATTACAAATAGACTCTAAAAAAACGGATTCTTGTGTTTCAACAATAGGTGAAAATGGGTTAGGATTGAGTGATAAAGGACATTACTCGAAAAAAGGTAAGTATGTTGAAATTAGACAAGAATATACAAAATATATAGAAAAAAGTTTTAAATTGATGCTCGGCGACAATCATACCTGTAATGCGGAAGATGTATTGAAAATAGAAAGTTTTCTGGCAAAAAATACTAGAAATGAAATTGATAATCGTGATCCCAAATTAACATATAATGCTTATACGATGAAATCTTTAAAAACTCTGGGTTTTAACTCTAGTGATTTTTTTACACACATGGGATATAATAAATACCCCCCTACAATAATAGTAAATAATCCAAAATATGTACGTGAAACTTGTAAATATTTAAAAGATTGGAATAATGATTGTTGGTATTCATATTGGATATTCAAAATTTTTAACAGTTATGCCAGATTTCATGAAAAGTGGAGGATTCATGAATTTGAATTTTATGAAAAATTTTTAATGGGTCAAAATAAAATAATATCTCCTCAAAAATTTGCGTTTAAATATGGTATTAGTACTATATTAAATACGACTTTAACCGAAAAATATATGAAATATCATAGTAATTTAAATAACATAAAATATTGTCATGTTCTGTTTAAGAAAATAAAATCTGTATTTAGAAAACGTCTAGAACATAATTGTTGGCTATCACCTGAAACAAAGGAACTCGCAATTCATAAATTAGACAGTATGATATTACATTGTGGATTAAAAAAGAAGTTTACTAAAGACCCAAAAATAAGTTTCAAATCATGTAATCCAATATATAATTATTTTGAATATAGGAAATGGTATATGAAAGAACAAATAAAGAGTAATTTCACAAATGTAGATAAAGACACATGGGATAGATTTGATGCCGAAAACGTATTTGATGTAAATGCATATTATTTTCCATTAATGAATCAGATAATTATACCAAATGCCATATTACAGAAACCATTTATGGATCATACAAAAAATATGGCGTATAACCTAGCTTATATTGGTAGCACTATAGGTCATGAAATGATACATGCTTTTGATGATGAAGGTTCAAAATATGATTATAAGGGTGAGTTTAAGAATTGGTGGAATGATGCTGATAGAAAAGAATACAAGTCAAAACAGAAATCCGTCATAAGTCAATATGAGTTATACGCAAAGAAACTCGATAATTTTAAATTAAGCGGAGAGCATAGTTTGGGAGAAAATATAGCAGATATTGGAGGACTAGCAATAGCCGAAGAAGCATTAATAGAGTATCTTAGGGAATGTGGAACTGATGATTTAAAAATAGATGATCATCTAAAGATATTTTATGGATATTATTGTCAACAATGGAGAACCAAAATAAAGAAACAGGCAAAACATGAACTTAGTGCAACAGATGAACATGTAAACCCAAAATATAGAGCAAATATGTCGTTGGCTAGATGTAACAATTTTATTAGATTATTTAATATAAAAAAAGGTGATTTAATGTATTGGTACGATACAGATCAAATCTGGTAAAATTCACTAGGCCATTTTCCATTTATTTCTTTGTAATATAAATTCTTATGATTACACATAAAAGCCATTCTTTTTTTACATCGATTTCTAAATTTTTTTTGAAAAATTCTTAACCAGCACGTTTTTAAGATAGCTAATGTATAACCTTTATAATATACTCTTTTAACAATTTCAACTGATGGTTGATAGTTTAAACGAATCTTAGTATAATTTCTTATATTTGGATGTTTAATCTTATTAATAGAATAGGTTTGATCTATAATGTATTGTTTATATTGAGTTAATTGATTTTCCACATAATAATCATAATAATTCATAAATCCATGTAATACGATTGAATTTATATAGATATAACCATTTGTAATATACGGATCTATTTTAAACTCTATATCATTATCAGAAGGAGTATGTAATTCAATTAATCCTAAATCAGTTTTACTGCTTTCTGTAATTTTATTTGGATATTTATAAACTTCATCATATTCGTCATCAAAGAACGCCTGATTACTATCCTCTATTTTACCAAGTAATTCTTCTATATCTGAATCATATTCGTTGTCCATCATAATTATTATAATATAAATAATATTAATATTATAATATCAATTTTAATTGTTATTACCAAAATTTACATTTAATATATTATTCTTAGAACTAGCGTTATTACATTTGCGTTTAATTTGATATGTAGATGTTGTAGAAACACTTTCTGCATTCAAAGCAAAATCTGTATTTTCTTCATGTAATTCTGGTAATATTTTGGTTAATGGTTTATCAACTATCATAAACAATCTATCATTTTGTAATAATTTTCGATACTCTTGTATTGATAGATTTCCATAATATTTATTTAACGTATAGAATGGGTTTGGTGCAGGTTTTATATTTTTAGTATAATTGTATATTTTGCAATAAATATGATTCATTAAATGGAATCTTTCAAATTTTGCAGAAGTATCAATATTTTCATTCATTAAAAATGACACACCACATTCCGGACTACAAAAACACCCGTAACAATTATAAGTATCCTTTAGTTTATATTTCGGTATATGAATCGTGGGATTATCAAACTCACATGTGCACCAAAAACACGCAGATTTATTATTAATAATAGTATTTGTATGCAATAAATCTTGTAGTTCTTTCAACTTTTTATTAATATGTTTGATATTAGTATCGGGTTGTTCAATCTTATTATTATGTGTATTATTATTTTCCGTGGTATTAATAATAATATTATTATTAGTTTCAATACAATTAATAGATGAATTTTCTAATTTGTTATTATACATTTGATAATTTAAATCACCCATTTTACTTCCTGAAGTAAAATCTAAGTCAGTATTCGATAACTTATTATAAATATCATTAAATGTATCTAGATCATTACTTGTACATTTTAAATGTAAAATCACATTTTGTTTAACATAATTATTTTGATTGATAGTTGCTGTATTTTCGATTATTTTTCCCCCTTTCGGTTTTCGCCCTCTTTTCTTGGGGACATGTGGTTCAATAGGAACGACAGGTTCGTTACCTTTTTCTTTTTCTAACTGTTCATAATAAGATTTTGGCTTTCTTCCTCTTTTCTTCTTAATTGGTGCATCTGGATTGATTACGTCGGGAGTTATTTTAAGTTCAGCCATTTTGATAATTAAACAATAAAAAACTTTAAGTGTTTTTAATATATTAATTATAGGCGTTAGTAGCGTTATTTAATTGGGGGGGGGGTAGATTACTCTCTAAATAACACACCCTGCATAGGGGTAAATATTCATCTTGACCACCAATTAATTTTTGACATACATTTTTACTAGTACGATGTGAAAATATAGCATTGGTACCATTACAACACTTTTTACATAAAGAAGGAAGCTTTTCAATTTTATCGCACAGAGGAATAAGATTAACTAATTTACCAAATATGTTTCGTTTAAAATCTCCATCTAATCCACCAATATAGACAATTTTATTATGTTTTTCAACTAACATGATAACTGATTCTTCAATATCATCAAAGAATTGACCTTCATTAATAAGAATAACTTTAGAATCAGCTAATATCTGTGAAATGTCACTTTTATTATTATCTATAATGGTACTAACTGATTCAAATAAACTGCTTAATAAAACACAAGGAGCTTTTTCTTGTGAGTGTGATAATACAGTTGCTTCAGACGAATATCTATTATCACTTATATGATTAATTATTACAGAAGGTATATTGCTAATTTGACACTTTTTATGTATTTCTAACAACCTAGATGTTTTTCCTGAAAACATAGGTCCCAGTATTAGTTCAAGGTACCCTCCGTTAGTATTGGGCAAAATAGACATTTTTTTATATAATTACTAAATATAAATATTAATCATTTTTAATTAAAATGGATTAAAAACAAAAAATTAATAACCATATGAATAGTTCTATACCATGGGTCGAAAAGTACCGACCCGATAATTTTGACAATATTGTATTAGATAGAAATAATGAAATTATATTTAATAATATTATAGATATGAATTTAGTGCCTAACCTATTATTTTATGGTCCTCCGGGTACTGGAAAAACAACAACAATAATAAATTTAATCAAAAAATATCAAGAAAAATATAATCAAGTACATAAATCGTTGGTAATACATTTAAACGCATCAGATGAACGAGGTATTGAAATAATAAGATCTCAGATAATGCAATTTATAAACACAAAGCCTTTATTTGCAACAGGAATAAAGTTTGTAATACTGGATGAGGTAGACTATATGACAAAGAATGCCCAACAAGCATTAAAATGCCTATTGCAATCTTATACCGAAAATGTTAAGTTTTGTTTAATATGTAATTACATAAGCAAAATAGATGAATCGCTGATAAAAGAATTTATAAGATTAAAATTTAACCAACTTCCACGTGATAAAATTTATAGTTTTATTGAAAATATAGCAGATAAAGAAGAATTAAATATAACAAAACATGATATAACTTTAATACAACGGTTATTTAAGTCAGATATTAGAAGTATGATAAATTTTTTACAATCGAATCAAGAATTTAAGATACATGATAATATTCAAATTAAAATAATAAGTGACTCAATTTGGATTGAATTAACAGATAAAATAAAAAAATGTAAACAAAA